TGTTCGGGTCTTGGTCCGAGAATCCGATACTCCACCTGTAGGGATTGTCACGGCCCTCCAGGTGAGATACAAGAGACTCAGCTTCGGCCTGCTGCGTATATTGCATCGCAGCAGGCTCAATAGCTATGACTCGAGGCGTCTTCAGCGTCTTAGGAACGGTAATGACCCTTACGGGCCTTTCCGCTCCAGGTTCGAGGATGTCCACATGCTCGAAGTCTACGTATGTCCCCTCACGGGGAGCTACGTATCCGTCTAGAAACGGAAATATGGCTTCGAGCCGCTCGGTCCATTCCGTCTGTTCGTACTTGTGGTTACCCACAAGCCGATCAGCGGTAGCACCGGGTCCATGCTTCGGCTTGACACGTCCATAGTAGATATCTTCATCTACTCGTTGCAGGACGTGAGCAAAAAGAAGCATACCGACACGATGGAACTGCTCGAGAGCAGCTTCATCTAGATTCGCGTCGGACGTGCGGACATCCTTCTCACACTCGATGAACTTGGAGATGGCCTTGAGGTCCTTCTTTCGAAGGGAATCCTCAAGGACCATCTTCCCTCTCACGAGACCATCGGTTTTGATCTTTGCGAACATCAGAGTAATCTGACGAATCGCTTGGATCGCATCGATGTTAGGTTCATCGAGCAAGACACCGGTAGCACGGTCGAACACAAGACCGAGGAAACCTCCTAGAAATAGGGGGAGACCTCCTCCTCGTGGGCGTTTCCACCCTACGAAGAGTTGAGCGTCTACCTTGCCATCGTCTAGACCTTTTTGGAGGTCGTCGGCGAAGGCAGGTAAGGTCACCGCGAGAAACGGTAGACCCTCGTGTTCGACACGACCAACGATCGTTTTCCAATCGTTGGTGGTGCTAACGCGACACCAGGTCCCCCTATCAAGGAGGACCTCCTGCAAGAGACACATGAGGCTTTTCATGGCCTCCTCCGATCTATATCGGGGGTAAGCCATCCCGACTCATGCGTCTACCGTGGTTCTCAATCCGTTACGACTCACCGCCCAGAAGGCGAGTGATCGCGCTCCCGGAAGAAGCAGAGACGAATGCCACCAGGGCATCGACGATCTGCTTCTGCTCAACGACCGTGTAACCGACCTTAGGCACGTCCACAACAAGGTAAGCAGCCATGTTGTAAGGCGTGTTCTGGGCCGGGAACAGCGGGTCCTGAGCAGTCTTCCGGGAATCAAGGCGGATAACACGACGATTCCGCTTGCCGTAGGCATGCGAAATCGAAAGGCTGACGTTTCCGTCATCCTTCGTGTAAGTGCTAGCCCCATCCTTCACACTAGTGCGAGGGAGGGAGTTAGCGACCGCATTGATGGTCACGGACTGAGGGTCGGCAAACGCCACGAGATGACTCCAGCAGGTGAAGGAACCGAAACAGGCACTGGATGTGCCGGTTCCGTCTTGCTCGGACCGGAATTGCCAGCTATTGCGAGGATTAACCCGCAAAGCCCTGCAATTCCTGCAGCTGAGAGCTGCCACAAACACCCTATTGCCCATTGCCTTTCGGCATCGGACTCTACGGTGAATGCGACAGAGAAGTCCTCGGGCTCAGCCCGATGACGTCCCGGTTTGGGGAACGGGTACATGGTTCTCCAAATCACTCCAGCTGGCCTTGGCCCTTGGATATACCAAGTGCGCCAAGGATGGCCCATTGGCGGGGACTAAATCCGCCAAGGTCCAGGCCGAACCCGTAAGGGGTTGCCTTGACACGCTTCTTGACCGTAGTCGTGAAGCTCTGTGTCAATGTAGGTGAGCCAACACCACGAAAGTCTTGGCCCACCAAGGTGTAGGTGTCAGTGCACTTCCAAGTACACATGACATACCCCCACCGCAACACAAGGCCGTCTCGTGAGAATCTAGAGATGTTGGTCATTACATCTCCAAGGTTCGAAACCCAGTCGACAGCCCAGCTCCACGGTGTAAGCTCCCAGAAGAGTTCTGGACTTAAGTCCAGACCATACGACGCACGGAGGTTCGCCGCACTACGACGCATCTTATCCAGGGATGAGTCACCCTTGGGGTAAAGATACGTGTAGGCTCCTGAAAACCACGTTCGGACTGATGTAGTCCGTTCGTAGTAGAGCTTACCCGTAGGACCATTGTAGGCGGACCCAGCACTTCCAGTTCGAAGTGCAGGGTATCCAACCCATGGATCCGATTTTACAATCGGACCCTCAACGGTCCTCTCCTCAGGGAAAGAGTACCTCCGGCGCACGAGGCGACCAGAGTCACGCTCAAGCTGCTTGATACGCTTCTCAGCGATTCTAGAAGCTTGCCAGATATTCTGGAGATCCGCGATGAATGGCTTCCAGCCAAACTCAACGTTAAGGTACTCGTCGGCTAAGCCGCCGGGTCCCCCACGATTGAGATAGCTGTGGCCAGGAACGCCCGGAAGGCGTTCCCTTAATTCACCGAGGAACTGCGCTGTACTCGCAGATGGATTTGTGGGTGCAGTCCTAGCGATAGCCGTAGTGCCCTTCGCAATCATCTGATTAGTCAAGTCAGATGGCGGCGTCGGCCACACGGTAGAACTAGGACCCACATTGCCCGAATATGCAAAAATCGGGCCGTTGTATCGGTAATCGTAAGAACCATTCACTCCACGAATCGCGGCTTCCAGATGGATGTCGCTATATTCGTGGCGAGTGGTCTCAAAATTACCGCCAACGTCCATCGTTCGAACACCGTCGTAAGAAGAGAGTTGCCAAGCGGTCAAGCGACCAGCTTTGGCACGCCTGTCCAACTCTCGATTTACCCGGTAGCTCGAATTTCCCCTCGACCATGTCGATTGATGTCCTCGAACTCCAGTGTTGTACAACGTGCCGTTTCCGACGCGAGTACCCTGGAAATACAGTTCGTCCCGAATACCACGAGAAGGAATGAATTCCAAGTCTCGTTGTTTCGTGGAATAGGACGTCATGAGGGAGCTCCTTGCGGGATGTTGAAGCTGGCCATTTCTATGGAGGAGGGAAGTAACCCTCCATAGCAGAGGGCCAGCAGAGACCGCCGGATACTGTGTGAAGAGACAGGTCTTCAGGAGAGCTGTAGCAAGGTATACTACCCCGAAGGGTAGATCCAGGCATACAGATCACTGGAGAAACCGCTCCGCACGCAGGATCCGGTCGGTGGCGCGTTTAAGCACCGGCGGGCGTCCTAAGGGCGC